CAGTGAGCGAACCGCTATGAGAGGCATGAACGCATCGACCGGCCGCGCTACGGCCGGCATCGCACACCTGTATCAGTCAATCGCAAAGATTCTGACGACGCCGATCGGCACGCGCATCGCTCGCCGCGATTTCGGTTCCGAGCTGCCCGAGCTGGTCGACGCGCCGAACAATGGCGCGACGCGTGTGCGTCTGTATGCCGCTATCGCGACGGCGCTGATGCAATGGGAGCCGCGCTTGCGTCTGACGCGCGTGCAGCTCTCCGACGATCTGACGGACACCGGCGCGGGCGTGCAAGTCGTCGACATTGAAGGCACGACCACCGAAACCGACGAGCCGGTTTCGACGCACGTGCAGCTCAGTAACCGTGGTGCGGGGGGCGCAGCATGAGCGCAACGCCGATCGATCTGTCGCGCCTTCCATCGCCCGATATCGTCGAAATGATCGACTATGAAACGCTGCTCGCCGAGCGCAAGGCGAGCCTCGTGTCGCTCTATCCAGCCGATCAACAGGACGAAGTAAAGGCCGCGCTCGCGCTCGAATCCGAGCCGATGAACATTCATTTGCAGGAAAACGCCTATCGCGAAGTCGTGTTGCGCCAACGCGTCAACGATGCCGCACGCTCTGTGATGCTGGCCTATGCGCAAGGCAAAGACCTCGAACACCTTGCCGCACTGTTCGAAATCGAACGCCTCACGATCACGCCGGCCGACCCCGAGAACGATATCGACGCAGTATTCGAAGGCGACACCGACTTGCGCGCGCGCACGCAGCTCGCACCGCAAGGCTTTTCAGTGGCCGGCCCCGAGGGGGCGTATATCTCGCATGCGCGCAACGCTGACGGCCTCGTGCTCGACGCGTCGGCCGTAAGCCCTGCGCCCTGCGAAGTCGTCGTTACGATCCTCTCGCGCGCCGGCGACGGCACCGCCGACAAGCCGCTCGTCGACAAGGTGCAAGACGCGCTCGCGGCCGACAACGTGCGCCCGCTCACAGACCTCGTGACCGTGCAGAGCGCGACGATCAAACGCTATGCCGTGCGCGCGACCCTCGTTTTCTTCGCCGGCCCCGATCGCTCTGTCGCACTGGCCGAGGCAAACAGGCAAGTCAGGAAATACACCGACGACATGCACAAGCTCGGCATGGCGATCACGCTCGACGGCGTTTTTGCTGCTGCGCGTGCCCCTGGCGTGCAAAAGGTGTATCTCGACGAGCCGGCCGCCGACATTCCGGCGACCAAATCAGAAGCGCCGTACTGCACGGCGATCGAGCTGATCGACGGGGGCATTTACAACAATGACTAATTTGCCACCGTTGCTGCTCGCCCCTAACTCGTCGACTGCCGAGCGCAACCTTGCGCGCGTCGGCGCACGCATTAGCGATATCCCGTCGCCGCTCAACGTGCTCATGAATCCCGATGCGATCCCGCTGCCGCTGCTGCCGTGGCTCGCGTGGCACCTCGGCGTCGACGCGTGGAAAGACTATTGGCCGGAACAGACCAGGCGCGCCCGCGTCAAGGCCGCTATTCCGATCGCGCGCAAGAACGGCACGGCCGCTGCGGTGCGCGAAGTCGTCGCCGCTTTCGGCGCAAACATCGCCCTGCGCGAATGGTTCGAGCAAACGCCTCGCGGCTTGCCTGGAACGTTCGACGTCGTGCTCACGGTTAGCGGGCGCAACGGCGAAGCCCCAACGGCTGCGCTCGTCGCCGATGTCATCGCGGAAATCGACCGCACCAAGCCCGTGCGCGCGCATTACACCTTTACGCAAGGCTTTTCCATGCAGGGCACGCAGCGCATCGCGGCGGCCGTTCGATCCGCGCTGTATCGCCGTCTTTCTTTCACGGATATCTGACCTATGGCCGGCAACCTCATCACTATCACCGACGCGGGGCGCGCTGCGCTCGTCGCGCCCGGAAACACGGGCATGAACGCGCATCAAGTCGTAAAGATCGGCCTCGCCTCGGCCCCTTTCGTCGTCGACAAGTCGCTTAAGGCGATGCCGAACGAGCGCAAGCGCATCACGACATTCGCCGGCAAGAACATCGCGCCCGATACCGTGCATGTCACGCTGAAAGACGACACCGACGATCAATTCACGCTGTACGGGTTCGGCCTGTATCTCGAAAACGATGTGCTGCTCGGAGTCTATAGCCAGGCGGCGCCGATCATGGAGAAGTCGCCGGCCGCAATGCTGCTGCTGTCGGCCGACATTCAATTCGCGACGATCGACGCGGCGGCCCTGACGTTCGGTGAGGCGACCTTTCTGAATCCGCCGGCGACGACCGAAGTGCAAGGCGTGATCGAGCTGGCGACGCAAGATGAAGTCAACGCCGGCACCGACACCGTGCGCGCGCTCACGCCCAGGACGGCCGCGAGCCGATATGCGGCACTCACGGGCGCTAATTTCAGCGGCCCCGTGCATGCGCCGTCCAGCACGGTCGACGGCGCGGCGATCATGGGCTCGGCCATGCTCAAGGGCACGCGCCAGGCTGTTATGTCCGTCGACAATTTCGACGGCCTCACGATCGAATCAACCGATCTACTGAACACGACGAAAAAGCCGATCGCACTCGCGCCGTATGGCGGCAAGGTACTCGTCGGCTCGACCGTCGACGATGGCATCGGCCTCGTGCAAGTCACCGGCCTTATCACTGCTCAGACACCGGCGGCCGGCGACGCATCGAAGCGCCTCGCGACGACTGAATGGGTAGTCGCGGCGATCGCATCCGACGCGATCGGCCGCATCGTATTCGAGCCACGCACCAGCGTTCGCGCCGGCTATCTCAAACTGAACGGCGCTGTACTTAAACGAACCGACTACCCGGCCCTATGGGCCTATGCGCAATCGGTCGGCGCGATCGTTGCCGAGGCGTCATGGGCCTCGAATAACTGGGGCTGTTTCTCGTCGGGCGACGGCGCAACGACCTTTCGCTTGCCCGAGCTGCGCGGCGAATTCATTCGGTGTTGGGACGATGCACGCGGCGCTGATGCCGGCCGCGCAATCGGCACCTATCAGGGTTCTCAAAACGTATCGCATGCGCACGGCGCGAGCGCTGCGGCGGTCGGCGATCACGCTCATAGCGCATGGACGGATTCCCAAGGCTGGCACGGGCACCACGGCGGCACAACTGCGTCCGGCGATCACCAACACAGTTTTAGTTATCCCGTTCCGCAAAGCGTCGCCGATAACGATCGCGGAAGCCTGAACAGTGGTTTTTCCGTAGATACCCCTGTCGTGCCTGTCACCGGATGGGGAGGCAATCACGCACACACGTTCGACACGGACGGCGCGGGCACTCACGGGCACAACGTCGGCATCGGTGGAGCCGGCGCGCATTCGCACACGATCGCCGTCAACGCTGACGGCGGCAACGAAGCGCGCCCCCGGAACATCGCAATGCTCGCAATGATTCGCGCTTACTAAAGGATCTCAAATCATGCTGATTCATCAATACGACGCCGAAACCGGCCAGTACATTTCTAGCCGCCTGGCTGACCCTGACCCGCGCAACGTCGACCGCTGGCTCGTGCCCGCATTCAGCACGGTCGACGAGCTGCCCGCGCGCACGCCTCTTTCGTGGCCGTTTTACCTCGATGGCGCATGGAAGCTGCTGCCCGACTATCGCGGCCGGATTCTGTACCGCCAGGAAACCGGCGCGCCGGCCGAAATCCTCGTCGCGGGCACGACGCCGGCCGAGCATGGCTTGACCGAAACGGCGCGGCCCTCGGATGACTACACGTTTCGCGACGGCGCATGGGTGATCGATCCCGCTATCGTCGCGCAACGCGTTCGCGCTGCCGCGATGGCCGAGTTTGACGTGCGCATGGCACACGCCCGAGCGATGAACGCGGGCAGGGCCGACGCGTACTCGGCCGGCTTGCTCTCGCGTGAGGAGGCGTATTACTTCCGCGCATGGTCGACGTATCAGCTCGACCTCGTGCGGGCGATCCAGCGCGAAGGGTTCCCCGACGCCGTGAGCTGGCCCGACGAGCCGGCATCGTTCGAAGTCGCGAGCGCGCCGGCAATGGCCGAGTTTGATGCCCGCATGGCGAAGGCCGCGACCTTTACCGATGGCAAGGCCGAGGCATACGCGGCCCACACGTTAGCGGCCGAGGCTTACTACAACTATCAGGCGTGGAGCGCCTACGCCGAGCAATGCAAGCGCGTGCTCGACCGCGAAACCTTCCCGAATGCTGTCGTATGGCCCGACGAGCCGCCGGCCTATACACCGCCGGCCTCACCGATCCCGATCGAGCCGAGCGAACCGCAAACCGAACCCGCGCCGGAAACCCCGGCCGACCCCGCGTAACGCCGAAAGCGTCGCGAGCTGCAACCCGCCCTTTCACTGCCCTTTTAAACAGGAATTCACAATGGCAACTGACTATCACCACGGCGTGCGCGTTATCGAAATCAACGAAGGCACGCGACCGATTCGCACCGTATCAACGGCCGTTGTTGGCTTCGTCGCGACCGGCCTCGATGCAGACAAAGATATGTTCCCGCTCGATACGCCCGTGCTGCTGACGAACATTCAAGCGGCGATCGGCAAGGCCGGCGACAAGGGCACGCTCTCGCGCACGCTCGAAGCAATCGCGAATCAGGCGAAGCCGGTCACTGTCGTCGTGCGTGTCGCCGATGGCCTCGACGATGCAGCAACGACGAGTAACGTTATCGGCAAAACGGAAGTCGGCGGCGGATACACCGGCATGCAAGCCCTACTCGCCGCGCAATCGCGACTCGGCATCAAACCGCGCCTTCTCGGCGCTCCTGGCCTCGATACGCAACCTGTCGCGACGGCGCTCGGCGTGCTCGCACAAAAGCTGCGCGGCTTTGGCTATGTGTCGGCGAATGGCTGTGAAACGAAGGAAGCGGCGACCGCCTACCGCAAGCAATTCAGCCAGCGCGAGCTGATGGTGATGTGGCCGGATTTCCTCGGATGGGATACGACCGCGAACGCGGCGAAGACGATCGACGGCACGGCGATCGCGCTCGGCCTGCGCGCCAAGATCGACGAACAAACCGGCTGGCACAAGACGCTATCGAATGTCGGAATCAACGGCGTCACTGGCATTAGCCGCGATGTGTTTTGGGACTTGCAAGACCCCGCTACCGACGCCGGCTATCTGAACGAGGCAGACGTAACGACGCTCATCAACTCGACCGGCTATCGCTTCTGGGGTTCGCGTACCTGTTCGGATGATTCGTTATTCGCGTTCGAGAACTACACGCGCACCGCGCAAGTGCTGGCCGACACGATGGCCGAGGCTCACATGCAGTTTGTCGACGTGCCGATGCACCCCTCGCTCGTGCGCGACATCATCGAAAGCATCAATGCGAAATTCCGCGAGCTGGTTTCAAACGGCTATCTGCTCGGCGGTTCGGCATGGTTCGACGATAGCGTGAACGATAAGGACACGCTCAAGGCCGGCAAGCTCGCGATTGATTACGACTACACGCCTGTTCCGCCGATCGAAAACCTGATGCTGCGCCAACGCATCACCGATC